GAATGGTCTTTGCGTTACTTATCACAATAGGTGCTAGTGTCTATAACTATGATCACTTGTCATATAAAGACTTAGAAACCTGTGAATATCACAAAGGTAAAGTAGAACAACTTTTATTTTACACTAAAGAAGTTACTGTGACGTGTCATGAACATGAAGTTGAATAAGAGCATAATGTAGGACCTTCATAAGATCTTTACGGGCATCTACATCAGTGCCCTTCTTACCATATCGTTGAGCATATTTCAATACATTACCAATACAGAAACCTGTTCCATGCCCACCGTCAATAATAAACTCAGTGGCTTGAAACTTATCCTTTGAGTAATGTGAATCATAAGTAGAATCAATATATTTTTGAAACTCATTAATTAGATTTTTTTCGTCAAACTTATAATCAATCTTCATGGCAAAACTCCATAATCATAGGGAAGATAGGCTCAATAGCTTTAGCGCAAGCTCTTGCTAATTCGATGTGTTCTTTTTGTGTACCGTGTCCAGAGCGTAGGTCGACATAATGGATCCAGGACCTGATGGTTCCGTTAACATACAATCGAGATTCCATGATACCTTCCGGTAAAACTGCTCGAGCTTGTTCTTTAGCGATACCTTTTTCAATTGCCCATTCATAAGATTTTTTTGCTTCATTAACTACCTCCGCTTGTTTTTGCAACCATTCTAATTGTAAGTCTGGATCTTTTACATCTAAACTATTTTGTCTATTCTTTGTATCCTGTAGACGTGCATCTTTGAATTTAAAATGCAAGTCCTGTGTAGGATCGGCATACCTTTGGCTAAACTCTTGGAAAGAGAATGACCTATGTCTTAATAGTTGCCTTGCAATATCTCGAGTTGTAGTAACCTCTAAGCAAGCGCTAACCATTTCAAATGGCGACCAGTGTTTTTCTCTAATGAGATATCGTAATAATTTTTCTGAGGTTTCGGTGTTATCTTGGTTCGAGGGATTCGAGACACGGGCTGTATACGCAATAAGTTCTTGGACATCGTTACCGACATATAACTCCTCCGGTGGTTTACTATAACTAATTAATCTTGTACTCAATGTATGATTCCCATTACGTAATTTTCTGCACAGTCTTCAGCATATCTTTCGCTATGTTTATATAGAGGCCTTGTTTCGATTAGCTCATCATTAAGATACATATCAACATAGAAACCAGCTTCTTCATCATGCATTACTTCTGCTCGTCTATCTTTGTACTTATCACTTCCCCAATAAGTACTTCTTTCAGGGCCTTTGTATATCATAGCTTAAAATCCTTAAATTTAGATGTGTCTTCGTTAAATTTAGATTTATCAAAAACAGGAGTATCATCAGTAAGATTCTGTTCATTTTCATCAACGTCATAAAGTCTCATCTTACTACGATCAACTCCAATTACAAATCTCTTATTTTGAGTAGGGTCATTATATCTATTCTTCAATTGTTTGACCATCATCTGACCTAAGTTTTCGAGCTCTTCGGTCGAGATAAGTGCGAACATTAAGTCGGCGGTAGCGGGTAATCCAAAAGACTCGGACGTATCTTCAAGCCCAACATCCGAGTTACCATAACCACTACGAGTCGTTTGCGTTGCAGAGAAGACCGGTACGTCGAACTCGACTGCAAGGCCACGTAACTCTTCAGCGATTGCTTTAATGTAATTGTATGAATTGATTGCACCACCCATTCCTTTCATTCTACTCGAAGAACAGATATTCAAATAATCAATAAAGATTATGTCTGGTTCAAATTGCCGTTTTAGTTTTAATTCATTGAGCAGTGCACGAAAATGACCGGCATGTGCAGAACCAGTTGGATATTCTTTTACGATTAACTTACCTGCAGTCTTACGTGCAATGTCTTCAACCTTTGTTCTAAACATTTCACGAGATAAATTAGAAAGTTGATCAATAGGTACATTGAGAAGATTAGCATCAATACGTTCTGCGATACGTTCTTCTGCCATTTCCATAGTAATGTATAGTACATTCTTACCTTCTACCAAAGCACTAGCAGCAACATGACACATGAATAAAGACTTGCCAACGCCAGTACCTGCAAGGGCAATGTTAAGTGTCTTACTTGGTACACCACCTTTTGTAATCTTGTTAAAATATTCAAGATCAAACGGGATACGATCTTCTTCAGTGTGATAGAAATCAAAACGTTCTTCATAATTTTCAACATAATCGTGACCTACGTTTGTATCAAATGCAACACCAAGTGCTTTACTGAGCAAATCAGGTAAAGCACCCTTAGTCATTGTTTCATGTTTACCATCAATAATAGAAATTGATTCCATAATGGCATTATAGATGGCTCTATCTTGACACCACTTTTCGGTAGTATCCAATAGCCATTGATCGTCAATTGCTTCTTTCGAAAACAACTGCGGAAGAATATCAACGGCCATTGTATACTGTTCACCAGAAAGTCGGTCAGTTTGATCAAGCTCAATCTTAAATGATTCAGCAGTCGGAAGTCTATTGTACTTACCGACATACTTACCAGCTTCTTTAAATAATATACGATAAACGCCTTCAAAGTAATCTGGCTTGACGAAAGGTAATACTTTACGCATATACCTTTCGTCAGTCAGGAGATTACGAAGAATCGTTTGTTCAAGATTTGTCTGCAAGTTTACCTTCTTCTCTCATCTTTGCACGAATTTGAGTGGCTGAAATACTATGAACTTCTTTACCAAGATCATGCTCTGTAAATGTATAACCAACACCGCGACCATAACTAATGTCAACAATGTTTGGTACTACCATTATAACAAAGTCTTCATCAAATGTAAACCCTTTTTGTGCCAATCCATCAATAATATTTTGTTTGACCGTTTCAATATCAAATGGATTGTCATCTTGGCCAGGTACACGAGAATTTGCTTCACGTTTCTCTGGTACTTGACGAATCATAATAGCAACTTGGCCTGTCATAGCATGACACCGACGAAAAAGTTCAGTATGGCCATCGTGCCAAGGTTGCCACCTACCAAGCATTTGTACGGTAGGGTTTAGTGGATCAAATTTACTCACTGATAATCACCCATTCCACATTATTTGTGCTAGAAGTTTGTCTAAAGTTACCTGCTTTTGACCAATCAATCATAGCGAGAGTGGTATCATTAGGAACAAATACCTGTTCATTTTGCACCATCACTTTATGCTCTGACGGTGGGATTACAATATCCGGTTCTTTTAGATATTGATGAGCTGCAGCTCCAGCTGCAAGTAAAAGTAAAAGTTCCATTACTTATTCCTTTCCATATAGCTTTTAATAATTGGTAATAGCTGAGCATGAGTATCTTCAAACCAATCTGCAACATGATAATCACATTTTTCTGGCTTCTCAAACATCTTATCAGTTTGTTCGAATGTACTGCCTTCAGCTGCTGGTCCATTTACAGATTTGCTTTTATTTACAGTATCCATCCAAATTACATAGTCAGCATCAAAAGCTTCACGTGCTTTTTCTGTTGGCGCTACGAAGTCGGTTACAGCAACTTTGCCTGCCATCACAGCACCGTCTGAAAGATACCTCATACGTTGTGCTTGACGGATACGACCTTCAGGTGTAAAATCCCAATCATTGTATTTTGTTCTTACTTGATCAGCATTAATCCATACTGCACCAAGTAATTCTGCGAGTGGTTCTGCGAGTGTGGTCTTGCCACTACCAGGCAATCCACAAATTAAAATCTTCATTTATCCTCCATTACCACTGAATTATCTTCAATGCCTTTTCTAATAATTTCTTGTAAAACATCACCTGCGAATTCTTGCAATTCAACGTTGTCTATTGAAAGATCTGGATCTGGACTCGATTCAATAAAGAAATTGAATGACATCATATTTTCAGCAGCTTCGTTAAAACTAATAGCTCCATACTGAATCACAGTTTCCGGAAATGGTCCTTCTAAAAAACGTACCAGCCAGTGTTGATCTCCTTGATCTCCAGGCACTAGCTGATATGTTACATTTTCATCATGTTTCAATCGATTCTCCATAATCTCTTGAAGCTCCGATTGCATAAGATTTCTTGATATGGTCTTTGAAATCTGTGTCGGCGAAGATTGGTTCCCAGAATCCGGCTTCCAATGTATCTTTTTCTCTACACTTTGGATCGACGAGTTCTCCAGTATCTCTATCAACACGACAGTACCAACCGTTACTAGGCTTAGCAACGTAATTGCCTGCCAAAGCGACGTCGAGTAAGCCGCTATAAGACTGAACACCGCCATCCCAACTGACGCTAATAGGAATTTTAGACTTCTCTTTGACATATCTTGATTTCTCCACATTGATAACAAAGTGGTAACCTTTTATCTCAGTACCTTGCTTGTCTTGTTGACGACCAAGAATCCAAATATTATCTGCCGAATAATAAATGCCTGTACCACCAGAAACAACAGCCTTTGGAAATAATCCAATTTCCATGTACGTATGATTCACCGCAATCAAAGGAATATTTTTCATGTTTAAGTAAGGAGTACACATTCTAAATAAGCCTTTGAGCGCTTTTGCTCTTGACATATCAGCAACTGACTTTTCGTTAATAGCATCTTCTAATTCTTTTTTCGATGCGAGGTTGCCTACAGAATCGATAACGACTACTACTTTGTCATTACGATCAAGACCTTCAAGCTGTCCGATCAAATCAAACTTGAGTTCTTCAACATTTGTAATAGGAGTATGAAGAACACGTTCTGTATCAATATTAAATTGCTCGAAGTAAGATTGCGGTGAACCAAACTCTGAATCATAAAAAAGAAGCACTGCATCTTTATGTTTTTTCAGATATGCACTTGCCATAATCAAAGCAAATGAGGTTTTGAAGTGTTTGGATGGGCCAGCTAATACTGTAAGTCCTGGCGAAAGTCCGCCATCCACGGAACCGGATAGTGCTACATTGATCATAGGAACATCAGTAGCTACCATATCCTTTCATTAAAAAATTTAGACTCAGCAAGAATAGAAGTTTCTTTAACTTTACTATTCTTTTTAAGTTTATCCATAATACTCATCTATTTCTCCTGATAACATTAAGTATATTATACCATAAATGCATCTAATTGTACACCTTCTTTTTTATAGTCAAGTGTTTGTGATTTATTATCTTGCACTAGATAATCAGTCTCAATCATTTGGTTGTCAAGTCTACCTTCAACAAATTTTAAAACATGATCTGCCATATCTTGTGCAGTCGTTACTGGTACATTCTGGCATATATGATTAATATTTTTAAGTCCGCCTTGTAAGATAAAATCTTCTGGCAATTTCATAATAGACATACATTCTCTGATTGTTAAGAATCTATCTTCATCTGGATGTGCTAGCATGGTAGGATAAGCACCAACAAAAGCACCGATATAATCTTTCGGTATGTTAACACCTCTTCGCATTATGTTTCCACCAGCTTTTAGTTTTTCATACATAGCGGTGCAACGTTGTGCTTGCTTTTCAAATCCATTGGCTACCATCCATTCTGCAACTTTATCATAAGTAATGCCACTGTTTTCAATATATTGTTTTACATCACAGCTTTTTTCAATTTTATCCTGAAAAGCAGAATGCGAGGTACCTCCTTCAATTTCTTCAAGGACATACCTATAGTAAGGATCTTGTGATGGAACATTTTTATTCGTTACAATACTCATAGGATCACTAGAATTCCTAGGCACTCCACGAATAGTATCTTCTATTTTTTCATGTTCCCTTTTTATATATTCAAAGACAGGAACCTTGTTTCCTTTCCAGAAAAAATAAAAGGTCCTGTCTCTGACTTGGCCTAATCCATGAAGGATAGACTTCGTTTTAAAAATGCTGAAAGTGTATCCAAACTCTTTACCGATTTGTCTGAGATTTTCAACAATAGGTTGTCCCATTTGAGAAGCGAGTCTTGGTGCGTTTTCGCCCCAGAATACTCGAGGTGAGAGTGTACCCAAAACATAACGAGCTGTGGTAGGCATCCAATCGTTAGTAGCAGAATTAGTAGATGCTGTAGTACTAAGGCTACTAAGCCCAGCACAAGGACATACGGTATTAATAACATCGACAGGATGTAGGTTGTCCATCCTGTTATCTCCCAACACGTGGTAGGGAACTTTTCGTTCATAGTACTCAACGAGGTGAGTATCATTATCTTTAAACGGTTCATAGCTTAACAAATACTCCGGCTTTTTTTTAAAAACTCGTTCCATCGCGATGGTCTCTCCACCAATCAATGGAACAATACTAGCATAACTAGGCATACTTTACCTTCTGTTCTTTTTCACGTTCATCAAGTTCATATTCTTTTCTATATGTATTATTCTCAGCAATAACCTTTGTAAGTACTGAGAACTCACCTTTTGAAAAAGTGTTAAAGGCATTTGTATCTTTAGGGAAACACGCTCCGCCAAATCCTTTTCGTCCATCAGGACCCGGAACTTGAGTATGAGAATGTCCAATACGTGGATCGCTGCCAATAGCATTTACGATCACATTATATTTTGCACCATGATTATCTACAATGTCTTTAAACTGATTAAACCATAGAACCTTTGTAGCGAGAAAGCAATTGATACCATACTTCACAAATGATGCTTCCATAGCTGTCATATGAGTAACAGGGCATGGTTTACACTGACTATACTTCTCATACAATTCTTGTACTTTACGCGTCACCATTGCGTTTCCACCAAAGATATGCATAGGTGGATTTATAAAATCATCAAGGTGATTCTTTTCAGTAAGAAACTCAGGATTGTAAATTACATCTCGGTTACCATTGAAAAGTTCATCAACAATTTCAGGTGTAACTGTTGACTTAATAATAATAGGACAACGAAAAAACTCGAGCTGACGTACCACATCTTTTACAATGCTTGCATCTATTTCTCCATTGGATCCAAACGGAGTAGGTACACAAACAAACGCTGCGTCTAATCTTTTCTTTCCACGAATATCATCAATTGATGTGTTGTAAATTGGATCTACAATAAACTTTTCAACCTGTGATGTAGAAAAACCATGATCAACAGCTTTACCTACATATCCATGACCAATAATTGCAATGTTAATTGACATTATAATACTCCTTGTACCAAGAAACAAATTGTTTTACACCTTCAGAAACAGGTGTTGTTGGCTTATATCCTAAAGCTTGAAGCTTTGTGGTATCCGCCCAGGTTTCTGGCGTGTCAGCTGGGTGAGCAGGTACCATGTCATACCTGCCTTTACGATCAAGATTCTTTTCAATCTCATTTACAAAATCCATAAGCTGGACTTGTTCGCCATAACCTATGTTATAGATTTCATGACGTACTCCATCACTTGTGCCTGATGGCTTGAGAATATCATCTGTGACAATTACAATACCTTGTACAATATCATCAACGTAAGTAAAGTCACGTTTCATATCTCCAAAGTTATAGATTGTAAGAGCATTATCTTCGAGAATAGCATCTGTAAATTTAAACAGCGCCATGTCTGGCCGGCCGTATGGACCATAGACAGTAAAGAAACGAAGACCAGTAGATCTTGCAAGTTTAGAATGCATAAACTGACATTCATTAGATCGCTTTGACCAGCCATATGCATTGTTCTGGTGAGCAGGTCGATCATGCTCATTCCACGGAAGTGGCTGGCCATGCATTACGCATGAGCTTGAAGCATATACTACTGGTGTGTCGTACTTCTCAGCAACTTCTAGGATTCTTTGTGTACCGGTGATATTAGTATCAATGTAATGTTGTGGCTCTTCAAACGAATGACGAGGATTAGCATATGCTGCAAGGTGTAGAACCACATCTGCATTCTTAATTAATTCTTCGTATTTATCTGGATCTTGAATGTCAGCATGTACTACATTAATGTCTATACCATTGAGTATAGCTTCACGAGCATGCTTTAGTTTAACGTCGTAATAGTCATTGAAATTGTCAAGACCTGTTACGTTCCACCCTAGTTCATTGAACTTCTTGGCTGAGTGAAAGCCAATCATGCCGGCCATGCCGGTAATAAAAATTGTCTTCATTAGAAAAACTCCTCGAGTCCTTGTGGTTGGTGTTCATCGGTTGTGGCTAGTTCGACAATTTCATTAACAACTTCTTTTCCGTCAGAATGCTGCTTCCAAAATTCAAACGCCATTTCCCTCCAATCATCTCTCATCGATGGTGAAGATCGTAGATTGATCATAAGATCTCGACACTCTTGAAAGTTAGTGTAGTCGAGACCAATTGTACCAGTGTCTTTACATAGGCTCACTGGTTTGTCCTGTACTTTATGTATGACATTATCACAGAAGTGTTTATGAAAAATAGGAATAGAACCACATGCAATAATTTCTGCATGGCAATTCTCAATATTGTTTCCATATGTTTCTGCTTTAAGGTGATACAAGTCTGCACCAAAACCTGACTTAGCTAAACGTTGCATGCAGTCATGGTTATTATACTGTGGATAAAGATATGAACCTTGGCCAGCTTCTTCTGTACCATACATATCTTCTCTAAACTTTTCTGTTTCGCCATGCTGTTTTTCAGGCCGAAAGTAATTTACAACCTTACGGCGATCTGTAGGATTCTCATTCTTATTATCACGATAGAGTACCAAAGGATATTGAATAGAAGCTTCCAATCCTTCAAGGACTGTAATAAATCCAGCTTCCATAATCGCATCTTGGTGGTAGTCAATCATGAGAGCTGGACCTTTCCACATTGCAGTGCGGCCAATCCAACGTACATATTCTTCATATGTTTCTTCAATTGGTTTCCAGTATTTAGCTCGGTGGCCATCATAGTCAAAGCCAAGAGACATTTTCTTGAGAGGTACCGTAATCTTATTCTTCTTCATAAATCGTGAGAAATCATTCTCAAGACTATGAGTCATAATCACGTCCATCTTCTTACATACTTCAACAAGATTAGCATTACGTGCAATCGATGCAGCCTTATGGTCTACATTGATAAACGCTTT